TTACCCATCCTGTTTCCCAGTCACGATCGAGGGGGGTCAGCAGGTCCAGTTGTGATTTGCTGACACCTTCGCCAGCGTGATATTGCGCGTTCGGGATGTCTTTATAGTAGCCGGTTTTCATTGCTCACCTCATCAAAGTTCGTGAACCCGGACAATATCACCACGGTGCGACCGCTGCAACAGGATGGGTAAAGAAAAGTTGCGATTATTCACCCGCCCCATGTTGCACGGCCCGCACCGATGCGTGATAATGTGCCGGAACCTCAACAGGAGATCGACTTCAATGACTGACGAAATTCACATGACGCCGGCCCAGGTGGTCGAGGAAGTGCTGGGCGGTCCGCGCCCTCTTTCCCGCGAGCTGGCGGCAATGGGCACGAACGTGGATGCTTCCAGTGTAAGCCGCTGGAAAAACAATGGCGGGCTGATTCGGGCCGTGTACCACAAACCGCTGCTGGAATTGGCCAAGAAGAAGGGCCGGAGCCGGAAGTTGACCGAGAAGCACTTGATTCATGGTAAGACCATCAACAGTTGCAAAACGTGCAAGAGTTGACCTTGACGCTATCCGACCCGACCCCGCTCCTGAATGTCTGGCAGCGGTGGCACTGGCGGGAGCGTGGCCGGTACGTCGCACGGTGCCGGCTGGAAATGCGGACTCAGATGATCCCGCCCAAGGTGCCGATGGAGAAATGCCATGTCGCTATCCGGCGGTACAGCATCAAGCTGCCGGACTGGGATGGGCTGTTCGCCTCGGCCAAGGCGCCCCTGGATTGCCTTGTGGTCCAGTCCCGGCAAAACCCGCACGGGTTGGGTTTCATCCGGGACGATAACCCCAACTGCATTTTAACCCTGACCATCACCCCGGTGTTGGTCAAACACAGAAACGAGCAGCGCACGGAAATCACCGTGACGCCTGCCGATGAAAGCGAGGTGAGTGGGTATGAGTGAGTATGAAAAATTCATTGAGGGGAAGCAGTTTAACCAAATGCGAGCTGGGTTTGAGCCACCGGATCTTTCCGACAAGCTATTTGATTTCCAGCGCGCGATTGTCGATTGGGCGTGCCGTCGAGGCCGCGCCGCCATCTTCGCTGATACGGGGCTCGGCAAGACGCTGATGGAGCTTGAGTGGGCGCAGCAGGTGGCCGACCACACCGGCAAGCCGGTGCTGATCGTCGCGCCGCTGTGTGTCGCTCACCAGCACGTCAGGGAGGCTCGCAAGTTCGAATTTGAGGCGATGTACGCCCGTGAACAATGCGAAGCGTCAGGCCAGATTGTGCTCACCAACTACGAAATGCTGGGCTGGTTTGATCTGCGGGAGTTTGGCGGCATCGTCCTGGACGAATCCAGCATCCTCAAGAACAGCACCGGCAAGATGCGGAACAAGATTATCGCCGACTGCCAGTCCGTTAACTATCGGCTGTCCTGCACTGCAACACCGTCTCCGAACGATCACATGGAGCTGGGTAACCAGGCCGAGTTCCTGGGAATGATGACTCAGGCCGAAATGCTGGCCATGTTCTTCACCCACGACGGTGGTGAGACGCAGAAATGGCGGCTCAAAGGCCACGCCAAGACAAGATTTTGGGAGTGGATGGCGTGCTGGTCGGTGTGCATTCGCAAGCCCTCCGACCTGGGGTTCTCCGATGACGGGTACGACCTGCCCGGGCTCACGGTCCACCAGCATGAAGTCGAATCGCACGGCCCGAAAGAGGGTGAGCTTTTCGTCACCGAGGCGCAGACCCTCACTGAGCGCCGCCAAGCCCAGCGCAACAGCATCGCCGACCGGGTGGCCAGAGTCGCCGAAATCGCCAATGCGGACGGCGAGCAATGGCTGATCTGGTGTCACCTCAACGACGAATCCGACGCGCTGGTAAAAGCGATCGACGGCGCCGAGGGCATCAAGGGCAGCGACGACATCAACAAGAAAGAGGACCGCATGATGCGGTTCAGCGCCGGCACCCTTCGCGTGCTGGTCACCAAACCATCAATCGCCGGGTTCGGCATGAACTGGCAGCACTGCAACCGGATGGCGTTTGTCGGCCTATCTGATTCGTTCGAGCAGTACTACCAAGCGGTGCGCCGCTGCTACCGGTTCGGGCAGAAGCGGCCGGTCCAGGTGCACATCGTTACCGCCCAAGCCGAGGGTGCGGTCAAGGCCAATATTGAGCGTAAGCAAGCGCAATCCGACGAAATGAGCGAATCCATGGTCGCCCACATGCGCGGCCTAATGCAGACCACTGTCACGGGGGCGAAGATGCAAAAAGCCGATTATCAAGAAGATGTGGCCGAAGGCGAGGGGTGGAAGCTGCATCTTGGGGATTGCGTGGAAACCGTCTCCAAGTTTGAGCCGGACAGCCTGGACTACAGCGTTTTCAGTCCGCCATTTGCCTCGCTGTACACCTACAGCAACAGCGACTACGACATGGGCAACTGCAAGGATGACGCCGAGTTCTACGAGCAATTCCAATTCCTGATCAGCGAAATGCTCCGCGCCACCAAGCCCGGCCGGTTGGTCAGCTTCCATTGCATGAACCTGCCGACCAGCAAGGCCAATCATGGCTATATCGGAATCCGCGATTTCCGGGGCCAGATGATTCAGGCGTTTGAGCGCGAGGGATGGATTTTCCATAGCGAGGTCTGCATCTGGAAAGACCCGGTGATCGCGATGCAGCGCACCAAAGCGTTGGGGTTGCTGTGGAAGCAGCTCAAGAAAGACAGCGCCATGAGTCGTCAGGGCATCCCCGACTATCTGGTGACCATGCGTAAGCCGGGTGAGAACCCGGACCCCATCAATCACACGCCTGACGACTTCCCGGTAGACCTCTGGCAGAAAATCGCATCTCCGGTCTGGACGGACATTAACCCCAGCCGAACCCTGCAATACCGCGAGGCGCGCGACAACGACGACGAACGCCACATCTGCCCACTGCAACTGGATGTGATCGAGCGCGCGCTGATGCTGTGGAGCCGCAAAGGCGACTTGGTGTTCTCCCCGTTCGCCGGCATCGGCTCGGAAGGCTACTGCGCCCTAAAGATGGGGCGCCGTTTTGTCGGGTCTGAGCTCAAGCCCAGCTATTGGGAGGTCGCCCGGAAGAACCTGCACGCTGCCGTTCTGGAGCAGGGTGACCTGTTCAAGGGGGCAGTATGAATCTATTCCCCACCACAATCGCCGGTATCCCCTGCCAGTGCCACGTCCTGTTCTTTGAGCCGGACCAGGGCGCGAAGCTGACGGGCCACCCTGATACCTGGGAGCCGGCGTGTGGCGGGGATTTCAATTTCGAGATCCTGGACCGGAAGGGCTACCGTGCCGAATGGCTGGAAGCCAAGCTGGTCCGGGATGATGAAGCGCGGCTGGAGCGGGAGTTTATCGCGCTGGCCGAGGATTGATTCTATAAGCGGAGAGAGAAATGGCACGAGGCGTTAATAAATGCATCCTGATCGGAAACCTGGGCGCAGACCCTGAAACTAGGTTCATGCCTAGCGGTGGGGCCGTCACCAATTTCACCCTGGCCACCAGTGAGCAATGGAAGGATAAGCAGACCGGGCAGCAGCAGGAGCGCACCGAATGGCATAAGTGTGTGGCGTTCAATAAGCTCGGGGAGATATGCGGTGAGTACCTGAAAAAGGGTGCCAAGGTGTATGTGGAGGGCTCCCTGCGAACCCGGAAGTGGCAGGGGCAGGACGGCCAGGACCGCTTCACCACCGAGGTCGTGTTGAGCGAAATGCAGATGCTTGACAGCCCTGGCGGACAGGCCAGGAATCAGCCAGATGGGCGGCAGCAGGCACCGCAACAGCAGCAAGGGCCGGCGCCTTCGGATGATTTCGATGATCCGGACTCGATCCCTTTCTGACAATCAGACAGAGCCCGGACTGGCCGGGCTTTTTCTCCCTCATGCTGTTGCATTCCTCGCACCGCCATGATTCAATCCGCCTACCAACAAAGAAAAGGGGTAAGCCATGAATTACGGAAACATCATCCTCGGATCACTCGCCCTGGGCGCGTTCATCGCCCTGCTGGCGGTGATTGGCGAGGAAGATTACAAAGCGGCCATTCAGGAGGAGCGGATGGCCTGCATGATGGTCCAGGAAGGCCTCTGGCCGGAAGAAGTGGCCGAGGGCTACGACTGCCCGGAACGGATAGCAGGAGAGATGAAATGAACGGACTGCATATCAATTTCCACATCCATGATGTGGGGCACATCAGGACAAAGACCGATAAATGCATAGGGCAGCCGGCGCACTCCGTGGTGAGCATCCCGGTATCGCTGGGCGGCTATGGCGGCGTGGACCTTTACTTCAACACGCCGGAGGACATGGAAGAGGTGGCGCGGCAAATGCTGATCGAGGCTCGCGCGCTTCGGGAAAAGCAGTGCGAGGAATGATGATCGTAATCCTCCTATCCGCCACGGCCCTGTTCCTCCTGGGCACCCTGAAATTCTGCACCTGGCTGATCGACTGGGGCATTGGCCACTTCGACGAGGATGATCATGCTGAGTGAAGACGACGTGCGGGCGGCGGCGATGATGATCGAATGTGGCTGTGATCGCGGCTGGGTGGCAAACCACCTGGGCATACGCCGGGACTGGCTCAACAAGCGCCTGTACCGCCTCAAACTGGACCGACGGGCGAGGATGCACCGATGGCCAGGATAATCGCCCTGCTGCTCGCCTGCGCGCCCCTGACGGTTTCCCCGGCCCTCACACTGCATGACACTGAGATACCCGGTTTCCGCTGCACAGAGCGAACGGGGGTGACCGTGGTGCACGTCAACGGGCAGGTCCAGCGGAACGTGTGCGGGCGGTGGGAGTGGGTGCGGTGAAAATTTTGTTGACTATTCCCATACGGGGCGTAGGCTGACGGTGCAGGAGGTAAGATGAATCGAATCAAGGAAATTCGGAAAGCCCACAAGATCCAGCAGAAGGATCTTGCCTTAGAGTTGGGCTGGAATCAGGCCCGTCTTGGTCATTACGAAACCGGAATCAGAACGCCAGGCCTGAAAGAGTCCCGGCAGATCGTCGCGGCCCTCAACCGTCTCGGCGCCTCCTGCACACTCGACGACGTTTTCCCCTGCGAAGACGGCGCAGCATAGAAAAGCCCCGGCGCTGGCAGGCGGAACCGGGGCTTTAGATGAAGCAACTGGAGAACAGTATGAAAGCACGACCGATTTTGTTCAAGCCCGACATGGTGCGCGCCATCTTGGAGGGTCGAAAAACGATGACGCGCCGGATCGTGAAGCCGCAACCCCCGCTGGGTTCAGATGGTGTGGCTTATAACCCGTCGCATTTTGAGCCGGACAGGGGGTGGTACTGGAAGCCACACGGCGGCTTTGCAAAATGCCCCTACGGCGCGCCCGGTGACATGTTGTGGGTGCGGGAGGCGTTCAGTGGCCCGCACGGCTGCCGCAACCTGAAGCCGTCTGAATGGCCAGAGGGCTGCCCGATCTGGTATTGGACTGACGGCAATGTCGCTGGATTCGACGCGACACAGCCAAAGCCCTCCATCCACATGCCCCGCTGGGCCAGTCGCCTCACCCTGGAAATCACCGACGTGCGCGTGGAGCGGTTGCAGGACATCAGCGAGGACGATGCGCGAGCCGAGGGCATTGCTGACGGCGGATGCCTGAATTGTGGCGAGCCTGAGCCGTGCGGTTGCTCCGATCCGCAGCCGGATGCTCGGGACGCCTTCATTCACCTCTGGCAATCCATCAACGGCGATCAGTCCTGGTCCGCCAATCCGTGGGTTTGGGTTGTGAGCTTTAAGGCCCACCACATGAACGTCGATGCGTTCCTGCGGGGCAGGGAGGCTGCATGAAGCTGGATGGCCTTGATCACCCCAAGACGCTGGATTTTGCGGCTCGCCTCGACGTGATCCTGCCGCAGGCAATCGGGCACCTGGAGTTGCTGTGGGCATTCGTCGCACAAAAGACGCCGCACGGTAATGTCGGTAAGTGGCCGGACGGTGCCATAGCCCGCGCTTCACAGTGGAGTGGAGACCCGACTGTATTCGTGACTGCACTCTGCGAAGCAGGGTTCATCGACGAGCATCCCGTCCACCGCTACATCGTCCACGACTGGCAGGAACACGCGCCGCGCTGGGTCACCTCGAAGCTATCTCGAGCCAAGGAATCGTTCTGCGTTCCACATAATCCGCTCGAAGTAAAAGCGCCTCAGAGCGAGGAACCGGACAGCAGTGGAGAAAGCACAGAGAGCAGTAGTGGCGACTACAGTCATGACGACAGTGCCGACTCTAAGCCTAGTCAAGCCAAGCCTAGTCAAGCCAAGCCAAGCGAAGGCGAGCCTCCGCCTCCGGCGGGCAGCGCTGGCAAGCAGCGCAAGCTCACATACCCCGACGAGTTCGAGCAATCGTGGAAGGAGTATCCCAAGCGACCAGGGAACAACAAACGCGATGCCTGCAAAGCCTGGGAGGCCAGGGTCAAAGCCGGGGCTGATCCTGACGAAATCCTGGCAGGCGTTCAGCGCTACGCCGCGTTCTGCCGGATCACCGGTAAGACCGGAACCGAATTCGTGAAGCAGGGCGCCACGTTCTTTGGCCCCAGCGAACACTACCTGGACGACTGGACGCCGCCGCCTGACAGCAGGTCGGCGCCATCAAGCCATACCGGATTTTCTGACCACGAATACACCGAACACCTGCCCGATTGGGCCAAGGAGGCGTGATGGAAGCGCAAGAGAAAATCATCACTGACGTATGCGAAACCCACGGCGAGTACAAATCCAAGGTTCAGGAGATCATGGGGCGCACGTTCGCCACTGGCTGCCCTGAATGCGAGGCGGAGCGCGAGGCGAAGATGAAAGCGGATGACGAAAAGCGTCTCCGCGCCGCACGGGAGCGCCGCGTTGAGGAGTTGGCTCAGGGTGCCCTGATTCCCAAGCGCTTCCAGGGCTACGGCTTTGATGACTATCAGCCTGCCAATGACAAAGCGGCAAAGATCAGGGCGGCCTGCCAGCGCTACGCGGAGCGGTTCGAGGATCGATTACAGATGGGTGGCGGACTGGTGCTGTGCGGCAAGCCCGGCACTGGCAAAACGCATCTGGCCTGCGCGATTGCGAACCACGTCATGCGCGAATTCTTTCGGGTGCCCCTGTTCACGTCCGTCACGAAAATGAGCCGGGCGGTGAAGGCGACGTACACCCCGAAGTCAGACCGCACCGAGGCGCAGGTTATTCGCAGCTTCGTGGACCCCGATCTGCTGATCTTGGACGAGGTGGGCGCCCAGCGCGGCACGGAAACCGAGTTGCTGCTGGCTCAAGAAATCATCGACGAGCGTTACCAGGAGGTGCGCCCAACGATCCTGATCTCCAACCTGCCGGAGTCGGAGCTGGGCCGGTACATCGGTGATCGGGCCATTGACCGGATGTACGAGGGCGGCGGGGCGATCCTGGCGTTTGACTGGGACAGCTACCGCCGCTCAGGCCAGAGTCGCCGATTTGAGCAGCCCGAGGCGCTGGACGTTCCGCGCCGCGAGGCTGGCTTCCTGAAGGGAGGCAAGTGACATGAGTCAGAACGTCCGCGAATCCAGACTTGCGCCGGCAGAAGCCCAACGATTTCTACGAACGGTAGTTGCATCCCCTCTCCATTCGGTGCAATAATCACAACGAGACTTTAGAGAGGTGAGTGAAATGAATGCCAAGATGAAAGCCAAGGAGGCCCGCAATGACTGAGCAGCAGAGAGAAGCGTTTGAGAAGTGGGCGGAATCCGAAGGCCTAAATACTGTTTGGGGCCACACAGGATACCTGCTCGCTGATACGGCGGCGGCCTGGAAAGCATGGCAAGTCGCCCTCTCCCATGCCGAGGGGGAGGCGGTGGAGCCTATCGGTTACCTGACCCTACAAGCCGTTGCACGGCTACAGGGGGACGACCGGCTGAACGGAGAGCATCTTTACGCCTTCGATCCGGACGATATGAGCAAATTTCGGGGGGTTTATTTGCACCCCGCGCCCCTGGTGGCGGGCCTGACCGAGACGGCCATCAAGTCCAGCCCGGCATGGGAGAG